TGAAGGACGCTACACAAGAGCGTCCAATGTTCATCGCTCACGAAGTCCCTGCCTACGCACACACGGGTGAAAAAGACGCAGTAGACAAAGACGGCAAGCCTGTGTATCAACAGATGGATGTCGCTGCCCTTATCCCTGTGATGTGGGCTGAACTCCAATCCCTTCGCGCCCGTGTGGCACAACTTGAAAGCAAACCATGATCACTTGGACAATCACCGCAATGAACTGCTCAACCACTGAGCAGAACCCCGACACCGTAATTGTTTGCCACTGGACTTGCTCTGGCACTGACGGCACCTACTCCAGCAGCATCTACTCCACCTGCTCTGTGCCTACACCTACCGGCACTTTCACCCCCTACGATCAACTGACGCAAGAGCAAGTGCTTGGCTGGATTTGGGACAACGGCGTGGACAAAGACGCTACCGAAGCCGCTGTGCAGCAGCAGCTTGACAACCAGATCAACCCACCCGTGGTGACCCCGCCACTGCCTTGGGCCGCAGCGTGAATAAAGAAGAAATTGTTGAGTTGGCAAAACTGGCGGGTATTTATCATGCCCATGATTCCGAAGGCCAATGGAATGGGTTGACCAATGTGCAATTGTTGGGCGAACCCAGTACTTTTGATGCTTACGCTGAAAAAAGAATATTTGAAATTCTTGAGCCGCTTGTCAAACTTGTTGTAATACGTGAACGTGCAGCAGAGGCTAAAAAAACTGCCGCTAGTATTGAAACGCTACACGCCCTGTATGAACAAGCAAGCCAACAACGTGATCAGTTAATGGACGAACAACGAGCGCAGGTTGCAGCCATGCGCGGAAGAATTCAGTAGTAACGGGACGCTGCCACCCGCTTCTGGCAGCACATTGAAAGGACACGAAATGGAAAACAAAAAGCCCCAGATCGTCACGATAGACGGTGTTGAGCATGACGCCAATACCTTTACTGAGCAGCAAATTTTGTTGCTGAATCACACCATCGACTTAGATCGCAAGATCGGCTCGACGCAGTTTCAGCTTCAGCAACTCCAAGTGGGCAAAGATTCGTTCTTCAAGCTGCTCAAAGAGGCGCTGGAAACCCCTGAAAAACCCGGCCTTAACGACTGATGAAACCTGCCCCGTTCCCCGTTCTGCTTTTCCTGAAAGCCAGCAACTCGTTGGCAATCACGATGCCGTGGAAGACCGTCTACTGCCGACCCGGACAGGAGGACAACTACGCACTCGCCGCTCACGAGGCGGTGCATGTGGCACAGATCGAACGGGACGGGGCTTTTCGGTGGACGGTCAAGATTTTCTGGTACCTGCTGCGCTACGGCTACATCAACAGCCCCTACGAGGTAGAGGCACGAACAAAAGCGGGATATTGATATGAAAGCCAAGCTCACTTTTGCCGTCACGCTGATGGTCAGCTTTACCCTGTGCATTGTCGTTATGGGTATGGTAGCGGTGCTGATGACTGGCTTGTTCGACGAGAAAGTGGACAACTCGGAAATCTTCAAACTTATCTCCCCGGCATTTCAGACCATTGTTGGCGGCTTTATCGGTTTGCTTGCAGGTGTAAAACTGTCTCACGACGAAGAGGAAACCAAATAATGGATCAACTGTTTAACCTACTTAAAGGCTTCGCCCCTGCCATTGCTACTGCGGTAGCTGGCCCCCTTGGTGGCGCAGCGGTGTCAATGATTGCCAAGAAGTTTGGTGTCGAGGACTCGGTGGCTGCTGTAGCACAGGCTATTGCCGGTGACCCCAAGGCAGAAGAAAAGCTGCGGGAACTAGACCTTGAGTACGCCAAGCTGCACCTTGAGAACGTCAAGGGTGCGCGGGATATGCAGACTGCCGCTTTAGCTCAGTCGGATGTGTTCTCCAAGCGGTTCATCTACTACTTTGCTGCCTTCTGGTCAGTGTGCGCTGTTGTTTACATTGGCTTCATCACCTTCGCCACCATCCCAGAGCAGAACGTCCGCTTTGCCGACACCATCCTTGGGTTCCTGCTGGGCACAATCGTCGCCACGTTCATGAACTTCTTCTACGGCACCAGCAAGAGCAGCCAAGACAAGACCGACAAGATGGCTGAGATGGCAAAGGAAATGCGGTGAACCTCACGCCCCATTTCACGCTGGAAGAGCTTACGGCGACAAGCCACCGGCAGTTTGACAACACACCCAACGCCGACGAGATTGCCAACCTGACCCGGCTGGCACAGTTTCTGGAGTTGGTCAAGACCACGCTTGACGGCAAGCCGATCATGGTGAACTCAGCCTTCAGGTCTAAGCAAGTAAATGACTCAGTGGGCAGTCGAGATTCCAGCCAGCACCGGCTAGGCTGCGCTGCGGACATCCGTGTTCCCGGCATGGCCCCTGACCAAGTTGTACGGGCTATCATGGGCCACGGGCTGTACTTCGATCAGATCATCCGTGAGTTCGACGCTTGGACGCACATCAGCATCCCCAACACCGCAGCAGCACTTCCACGCCGACAGGCGCTTATCATTGACAAAGCAGGCACTCGACCATTTGCCTGATTCGTGGGAAAATGAGCCATGCCGTTACAGAAAATTCAACTCAAGCCCGGTGTAAACAGGGAAGGAACCCGTTACAGCACTGAGGGCGGGTTTTACGAGTCGGATAACGTCCGGTTTCGGCAAGGCACACCTGAAAAGATAGGCGGCTGGTTACGCATCTCCGCCTACACATTCTTAGGTGTTTGCCGCTCCCTTTGGAACTGGGTCACGCTGGGCTATCAAAACCTCATTGGGGTTGGTACGAACCTCAAGTTCTATGTGTCTAACGGCGGTGCGTATTACGACATCACGCCCACCCAGACCGTCCATACACTGACCAACCCGTTTGCCACAGTTAACGGCTCCGCTACGGTCACAGTCACAGACGCCACCGGCGGCTACATCAACAACGGCTATGTGACGTTTACAGGCGGCACTGCGGTGGGTGGTCTGACCATACTGGGAGAGTTTCAGATAACGTACTCAGCCGGTTCCACCTACACCATCACGTTTACATCCGCTGCAATATCCACGACTACAGGCGGCGGGACGGTCTATGCTGTGTACCAAGTTAACCCCGGCCCAAGCTACGCTTCGCCGTTGGCTGGATGGGGTTCTGGGCCTTGGGCTTCTGGCACTTGGGGCAACAGTGCAAGTTCTGCGGAAGCTCTGCGGATTTGGAATCAATTTAACTTTGGTGAAGACCTGTTGTATGGCCCAAGGGGTGGGCCTCTGTACTACTGGGATGCCACTATCGGCTACGTAGCGCCCACCGTCACCATGACGATTGCTAACCCGTGCGTTGTCACCACCACACTGAATCTGCCTGATCTGACCCCAATCGTCTTTGAAACTTCTGATGCATTGCCCACAGGCTTGCTGGTAGGCACAATCTACTACACCCGGTATGTATCGGCTACCACCTTCAACCTTTCTTTGACCCCCGCAGGGGCGCTCATTATTACTTCGGGCAGTCAGTCTGGTACACACAAAATATCTCAAAGAGGTGTTTTGTTGTCGGCGTTGCCATCCGCAAGCAATGTCCCGCTAAGTCAAATCTTCTTCCTTGTTTCCGATGCCAGCAGGTTTGTAATCTGTATGGGGACAAATGATATCGGTTCTTCTGTGGTAAACCCAATGCTGGTTCGGTGGTCAGACCAAGAAGACCCGTCTATGTGGACGCCTTCCATCACCAATCAGTCGGGCAGTATTACCCTGTCCCACGGCTCTACCATTGTCACTGCCATCCAAAGCAAACAAGAGATTGTGATTTTTACGGATTCTGCGCTGTATTCACTCCAGTACCTTGGCCCACCTTATGTTTGGGGATCACAGCTACTTGGCGACAACACCTCGCTTGCTGGTCCCAATGCGGTGACTCTGGCGGCAGGAACCATTTACTGGATGGGCGTAGACAAGTTCTACAAGTACGATGGACGACTCCAAGCCCTTCCCTGTGACTTACTTCGGTACGTCTACAACGACATTGACCGGGTGCAGTTTTCACAGGTTTACGCTTCTACCAATGAAGGTTTTAATGAGGTGTGGTGGTTCTACCCCAGTGATGGTTCTACAACCAACGACAGCTATGTGATCTACAACTACGTAGAAAACATCTGGTATTACGGCTCTATGGCACGTACTGCATGGCTGGACAGTGGCCTTCAAGACTACCCAATTGCAGCTACCTACAGCAACAACCTTGTCAGCCATGAACTAGGTGTGGACGACGGTGTGACCGCTACCCTTGCGCCAATTACCGCATTCATCACCTCATCCCAGTTCGACATTGGCGACGGCCACAACTTTGCTTTTGTCTGGAGGATGCTGCCTGACCTGACCTTCAACGGCTCCACGAACGGAGCGACACCCAGCCTGACCATGCAGCTTCTGCCTTTGCAAAACTCTGGCTCTGGATACAACAGCCCCAAATCAGTCGGCGGCGACAGCAGCAGCGCAGAAGGAACAGTCACAGCCACCCAGAGCTACCCCATTGACCTAGACACCTACAACGGGCAGTTGAACATCCGGGTCAGGGCACGGCAGATGTCGATGAAGATCAGTTCAAACACCCTTGGCACACAGTGGCAGATGGGCGCTCCAAGAATTGACATCAGGCCTGATGGTCGAAGGGGTGGTTGATGGCACAAAAGAACGTAGTAGCCCCCCGGCTACCTAGCCCCCCACAGGAGTACGACCCTGTTTACATGAACCAACTGTTGAGTTTGTTGCGTCTGTACTTCAACCAACTGGACAACGCAGGGCCGATGGCAGGTTCTACACAGATCAACGGAACCACTGTAGTATCGGGTTTGAGTTTCTTCCCTACGTCTGGCACAGACCCCAGCTTGCCCACAGACGCTGACTTTGCCAATTTGAGGATTGGTGACGTTTACCGAGACACCACCACTGGCGCAACAAGCACGAGCCAAGTGCTTAGAATAAAGACTGCGGTGTAGGATACCACTATGAACATTGCAGAAGCACAATCAAACTACAACGCAGCCGTTCAAGCGCTAAATTCTGCTTCAGGCGAGGACTACGGACCGGCATACGCCAACTACTCGGCAGCTAAAAATGCGCTTAATGCGGCTAATAATGCCCCCGCCCCTGTTGCCCCCGCTCCTGCTCCTGCCCCCGCTCCTGCTCCCGCTCCTGCTCCTAGGGAAACTCCCACTCCTACCGCCTTTGTAGATGACGGCCCCTATAGGGATAGTGTTGATCCCGAAAGATTTACTGACTTTACTCCGGAACCTGTTACATCGCCCGTAGCACCTGCGTCTGCCGCCCCAACCAGCCCTTGGGAAATTGACGCAAAGCAATTTAATGACGCAATTGCAGGCAAACTGCAATACAACAATGTCCCGGCAGGCTCAGTATCGTTAAAACTCGCCAACGGTAGAGTGTGGACCCCCAGTGGCGCAGGGGGCGGGATTACCTACCACCCTGCTGATCCGGGCGGCTGGATTGCATCTGAGGGCGCAGAGGGCGGAACAACCTATTCTTATAAAGCTCCGATTCCCGTAGCCTACTACGAAGTCAGCGGTGACCTTAGCGCAATGCTTGGGACACCCGGCTCGGATAAACACGCCAATGTCAAGTACATAGAACAAAACGGCAAGATGGTTCCGCTGGAGGAGCCAAAGTATTGGAACTGGGAACCAGACACAGCGTTTCAAAAAGCTCTGCTTGTGTTTGGCGCTGCGGTACTTGGTGCGGGTGTTATTGCCGAGTTAGTTAGCACCGCAGGGGCTGCTTCTACTGCTACAGCCTTAGAAGGTTTAGGCGTTGCTGATTTGGCCGGTGGGTTGTCTTCTACAGTCCTTTCCTCTGCTGGTTCTGAATTAGTTGCCGCTGGCGCTCTGGCAGGAGGAGAGGCCGCAGCAGCCACAACCCTTGCCGGTGAATTAGCTACTTCAGCGGCTGCTGGTACGGGGTCTAGTTTTACCATATCCGGTGTTCTTACTTCCCCCGGTGCCGCCATCGGTAAAGCGCTTGGGATTACCAATCCTACCCTTGCTCAGATGGTAGGAAACACCATCATTGAAACTGCCAAAAATGGCGGTGATGTAGGCAAGGCAATACAAAACGCGGCCATATCCACGGGGTTAAGTCTTGTTGGCTCTAGTATCTCCAGTGATGTAACCAAAGCACTTAAAGATATACCCACAGATGTATTGCCAAACATTGTTAAGTCAGGAATAGCACAAGGAGTTAGCGGTGCGGTTACCGCAACAGTTACGGGAGGAAGCCCACTCAGCGCGTTAGCTGGCGCAGCAATAGGCACCGCAGTAAATGGCGTTATTGGCGAGATTCCGGAACTTAGTGACCTACCCAAAGAAGCACAAAGTGTAGCTAGGGCAGCTATTACAGCTTCGCTAACGGGTAAAGATATTACTGATGCGGCTTTAGCTGCTGCTCTTGCGGAGGGTAAAAAAGCTATTACGGGTTACGTTGGTACAGCAACAGGGCTAGTCCCTGAAGAGAAAGACCCCATCCTTGATTTAGACCCCATCCTTGATGTAGACCAGCTAGATACAAATACGGAAGCCGCTAGGTTGGAGGCTGAGCGGGTGGAGGCTGAAAAAGCTGCAGCAGATAAACTAATTTCAGATAACTTAGCAGACCAAGCCACTACAGATGTAGAAGAGGCTAGGGAGATATTCGAATCAGTTTATGGTCGTGATCCAACGGAGGGTGAATTAGCTGATTACACTGGTCAGTCTGAAGCAGAGGTTAAGAAACTACTTGAGGATGCAAATACTGCTAGGGTTGAAACTGAACGAGTTGCGGCTGAGCAGGTCGAAGCTGAAAGAGTTGAAGCGGCTAGGTTGGAGGCTGAACGAGTTTTGGCCGAGCAAACAGAAGCCCAAAGGATTGAGGCTGAGCGGGTTGAAAATGAAAGACTAAAAGCTGAGCAAGTCGAAGCGGAAAGACTAAAAGCTGAGCAAGTTGAGGCTGCTAGGGTTGAAGCCGAAAGGATGGAGGCTGAAAGAGTCGAAGCTGCTAGGGTCGAAGCTGCTAGGGTCGAAGCTGCTAGGGTCGAAGCTGAAAAAGTTGCAGCAGATAAACTAATTTCAGATAACTTAGCAGACTTAGCCTCCACTGACCCAGATGAAGCTGCTGCTATATTTAAATCAGTTTATGGTCGTGATCCAACAGATGGTGAGTTGGCTGACTACATGGGTCAATCCGAGGCGGAGGTTAGAACGTCACTAGAGAGTGCAAATGCTGCAAGAATTGAGGCTGAAAGGATTGAGGCTGAAAGGATTGAGGCTGAGCAGGTCGAAGCTGAAAGGGTCAAAGCTGAGCAAGCAGAAGCTGAAAGAGTTGAGGCTGAAAGACTAGAAGCCGCTAGGGTCGAAGCTGAGCGAATTGAAGCTGAGCGAGTCACAGCAGATTTAGCCTCCACTGACCCAACGGAAGCTGCTGCTATATTTAAATCAGTTTATGGGAGAGACCCTACAGATGGTGAGTTGGCTGACTACATGGGTCAGTCTGAAGCAGAAGTTAAAAGGTTGCTAGATGAACGCTATGCTTTAGATATAGTTGACGAACCCATTGATAAGCCAGACCCATTACCAGACCCATTTGTAAGTCCACCACCTGAACCAGACCCATTTGTAAGTCCACCACCTGAACCAGAACCTGAACCAGAACCTGAAGTAGAACTTGAACCTGAAGTAGAACCAGAAGTATTACCACGACCTGAACCTGAACCAGAACCTGAACCAGAAGTATTACCACGACCTGAACCTGAACCAGAACCTGAACCAGAAGTATTACCACGACCTGAACCTGAAGGGTGTGGTGAAGGTTTCCATGAAGACCCAGTTACTGGCTTGTGCGTACCAGACGATGATGAGCCACCTGTTGTAGAGCCAGAACCTGAAGTAGACCCACCTATAGAAGAGCCAGAAGGCTGTGCTGAGGGTTTTCACGAAGACCCGGTAACTGGCTTGTGTGTTCCCGATGATGATGAACCACTTGTTGTAGAGCCAGAGCCTGAAGAGCCTGAAGAGCCTGTTGTAGAGCCACCTATAGACGAACCTGAAGGGTGTGGTGAAGGTTTCCATGAAGACCCAGTTACGGGTCTATGTGTTCCAGACGATGATGAAGAACCAGAGCCAGAACCAGAAGGCTGTGCGGAGGGTTTTCACGAAGACCCCGTTACTGGGCTATGTGTGCCAGATGAGGACCAAGAAGAGGAAGAGTGTCCCGAAGGTCAAGTGCGAAACCTCACTACAGGATTGTGTGAAATTGGGGGTACTAGACCGATTGTCATCAAACCCGTTGTCCCTAAGCCCGTTGTCCCTACGCCTGTTGTCCCTACGCCTGTTGTCCAGCCTAATACCAAAACTAAACAAGCTGATCAATTGCGCGGCCAAATGCAATTTGGTTTACAAGGGCTAATAGGCGGTTTACAGCAACAAGCTACACAAATGGCAGCACCTGTACCAGTGGAAACAGTAAAAGCAACGCCGGGGTTTAGCTTGGATTCCCCTTTAAACGTTAAAGCCTTTGGGGATTACGAGTCTCAGAAAGTAAACCCGAAGGACAAAGAGTCACTTAAAATCGCTACAGGTGGGTACCTTGATGACCTACTTAAAGCAATACGCTAAAGAGGTTTGATATGGCATACGATGCTGAAGGCAACTACATTGATGATTCCGCCGATACTTTTGGTGACGTTGCTATTTCTAACGATACTGGTGAAAACTGGTGGAATAGTTGGTCTGGAGGAATGGCAGATAGCGAAGAAATTACTCTAAGCGATGGGTCAACAGTCAGCGTTTCTGACATTTATGCAGACCCAAGCCGGGCAAAAGATATTATTAAGACTTCAGCAGATGCAAATATTTTTGTATCTTCGGTAAAAAAGTTGTTTGGCGAAGGTGCTGCAAATGTTGTAAAAAAAGCAATTTACAACAAAGATGAAACTACTTTTAATCCCGCAGGCATTGCAACAGGTATTGCTGGCATCTACGGCTTAATGGGTGGCAACCAAGTCCAAACAGGTGGCTACAACAAACCCATTCCCAAGCTAACCGCTACGCGAGAGCAAATACCCTACGCCGCTGATCCAAACCGCAGGCCCGGTGAAGCTGGTCGTTCGTACTTCACAGATACCCAATTTACCGCCCCCGCTGACGCTGCTGCCGCTCAAGCTGCTGCAAAAGTTCAAGCACAAGGGATAGCTTCAGCAGTACCCCAAAGGGCTGCACAGGTAAACCCATATGAGGGACAATATAAACCTGCGTGGAATTCCCCAGCACCCACTGCCCAAGCTCAAACTGCCCCTGCTTCCGGTGTAGCTCAACTTCTTCCCGTACCACGAGCTAGAGGGTTTAGGGATTACGAAGAAACGCCTGTGCAACAGCCACTGGAGACCGATCCGCAGCCCCCATTCACTCCTACAAGTGGCCTTGCAACGCTTGCTCAAGAACCCAGTCAACAACCGCCACCGCAGGCACCACAGCCATTCCGTGATCCGGAACTTGCTCGGCGTTATTTTGATCAAGCACCAATGCACCATTATGTGCCGGGGACTTCCTTGGCACGAATAAAAGAATTAGAGGAGAATGATTATCAAAATTGGTTAAGTCGGCAATCGATAAATAATCCTCCTAATATGCCCCTGCCTTACGATCCGACCACCGGCAAAGGTGACTATCCCTACTTTCCTGCCGGTTTAAATGCTGACGGCGCTGTTACTGGCGGGAACTTAGGAATGCAACAACCGCAAGCAACGCCGCCCCCACCCACTCCTACAAGTGGCCTTGCAACGCTTGCGCATGGTGGTTTAGCTGCCGGTGGTTTTGTTGTACCTGCGGACGTAGTGGCTCACTTGGGCAACGGTAGCTCTAGTGCTGGCCTAGCCCTATTGGCAAAAAAGCTAAACGCAAAAGCGATTAAGGGGAAAGGCGATGGCATGAGTGATTCCATCCCCACTCACATTGACGGTAAGGAGAAAGCCTTGGTTGCAAACGACGAAGCCTACATTGACCCCAATATGGTTAAACGCATTGGCGGCGGGAACACTAAATCTGGGGCAGATAAACTGCTCGCCATGATGGAACGTATCCGTAAAGCACGTACAGGTAACCCTAAACAAGGCAAACGGATTAACCCTGAAAAATTCATGCCCGGTGGCATTGCTCAATTGGCTGGTGGTGGAGAGATTCAGAGGTTTAACGTTGGCGCTGGAGGAGCGACACCTACTGTAACTCCGGGTCCACTGTCCACCCCTGCGGCTACACCGCTGGGTACATCTACCTCATCTAGCCTGTCCCCTTGGGCTGGTGATTACGTAACCAACTACTTAGGTAAAGGGCAAGCCCTTGCTGAGGCACCGTATCAATCCTATGGTGGGCCATTGACTGCCGGGGCTTCTAATTTACAGAACCAAGCCTTTGCTGGAATTGGCGCTGCGGCACAGGAGGGGTATAAACCTACAACCTACCAAGGCGGTACGTTTGACGCAACGCAAGCGCAGAACTACATGAACCCGTACCTATCGGCTTCTCTTAATCCACAACTGGATGAGATGCGCCGACAAGCTGATATTACCCGTACTAACGACGCTGGGAGAATGACCCGCGCTGGTGCTTACGGTGGTAGCCGCCAAGGTGTTTTGGAAGCAGCGGGGAATGAGGCAATGGCTAGGCAGCAAAACCAAGCTATTGGAACTGGTTACCAGACAGCCTATGACAAGGCAATGCAACAGTTCAACACTGAGCAAGATCGTCGTTTGGGTGCTGAGAAATCTACAGAGGCATCACGCCAGTACAGTGCTGACTACGGTCTTAAATCCCTTGGTGAAGCTGCTAGTTTGGGTGCGGTACAACGTGGCATTGCTACTGAAGGCATTAACGCTGATAGGCAGCAGTTTGAAGAGCAGCGCGACTACCCTCTTAAAATGGTCCAGTACCAAAAAGACCTGTTGCAAGGGCTACCGATTACATCTGCGGCAACAACAGCTAACACAAGCGGGATGAGCCAGATTACAGGCGGTATCGCAGACCTTATGTCTCTGTATAAAACTCTTGCTGGCCTCGGGCAACCAAAGTAAGGAAAAACCATGAATTTACTACAGTCACAAGACGCCTTGAAGGGTGAAAACGTAGCCATGCTTCGGGCTAGGAAGAGCGGACAAATACCCCCAACCCCAGACGCTCCTATGTGGTTGGTTGATGCAGTTTTGGCGGACAAAATAGATAGTTTAAAAAAAGCAGAACTAGCACAAGGAGCCGCCCAAGGAGCGTTGCCTAGCATTACCGAACAGATTAGCCAAAAAGCTGAAGGGCTTATGGCTTTGCAAGCTAAAACGCAACAAGCTCAACAGCAGATGGCGCAACAGATGGCACAGGCACCACAACCTGCCCCAGAGGGAGTTCCCCAGCCTGAGCCTCAACCACAACCAGAACCGCCAATGATGGCGCACGGTGGACTAGCTAGGTTGCCTGTAGATTCCCGCATGTTTGACTACCGGGAAGGTGGGATCATTGGGTTTGCTGAACCAGAAGGTGCTGTACCTGCATCTGAACGTTGGCAGGATATGGTTAAGCGGCCCAATGAATCTGGAGAAGATTTTGCTCGTAGAGTTGCGTTGGCTCGGCAAGCGTCTTATCAGTCGCAGATGGCCCCAGCAACAGAAGATCAGGTCTTAGCTAAACGTCGCGCTGCATTAGAGGCAGAACGCGCCAAAAATATGGCGCAAGTAGATAAAGTGGATAGCATGGAGTTTCCATCACGGCCTAACATGCAAAATGATCCACGTTATGGTTTGGCTAATATTGCTTCGCCTGAACCTGTTGTTGCACCTCGGCCTGTTCCTGCCGCCCCACGCCCTCGCCCCCCGGCGCAGACCCCTGCGGTTACATCAAACGCGACTGCAACACCTCTTCCTGCTGCGGCACCGGGCTTGTCATCAGTTGCTCCGCCGTCTGGACTTCAAACAGCGCTGCTTGAGGCGCTTAAAGTTCGCCCGGATAGAACAATAGCCGATGCAAAAGCAGACCGCGAAGCTGCAACACCTGCCCTATTGAATGAGCCTGCGGGATTAGCTCAGCTTGCACGACTGAAACAGCAGCAAGAGCAATACACCAAGAGCCAAGAAGATCGCCCATACGAACGGCTAATGGCGGTCCTTGGTGCTGGTGGTCGAGGTGGTATTGGTAGTATGGGTGCTGGATACCTTGGCGCAATGCAAGGGGAACGTGCTGCCGATGCGGCCCAAGCTAAATACCAAAATGAAGTAAATAATGCCGTTGATGCCATGCGTCGAGGCGAAGCTACAACGACCCAAACAGCGCTTCTTGACGACCTGAAAAACTCTCAAACAACCCAAGCAGAGAACGCACGAAATCGGCTGACAACCCTAGGCTCTGCAAGGGGGAACGAGTTAACAGCGGAAACAGCCGCAGCACAAAATGCTTCGCAAGAAAGGATAGGCGCAGCGCGAGACGCAGCATCAATCAACGTTGCAAAAATTCAAGCTGCGGCTCAACGGTTTTCAGCGGAAGGGCGTCTTGATAGTAACGACGCTAAACTAGCCCTTACGGCTGCAAGAGCCCAAATGGATAATGTTCAAAAAGAAATTTTGGAGCTTTCTAAAAATCCGTTTCTTGCCGCCAACCAAGCGCGTATTGCGGAACTACGCCCACAGCTAGATACGCTACGTCGATCTATTGCAACACTGGAAGGTGGTGGAAGTACAATGCCCCCTAGCCCCGGCGCAGCCCCAGCCCCGGCGTTGAAATACAACCCCAAAACGGGGAAAATCGAATGAGGTAAGTTATGCCGTATACCGTTGCTTTGCCCGATGGGCGAACAGTCGAGTTCCCTGACGAAGTACCACAAGACAAAGCAGCGGGGATAATTCAGCGGCAATTCCCAGAGTTTGCCCCAAAACCCCCGCCCACCACCGCCTTCGGGCAGGCCAAAGAGTTTCTAAAAGGTATCCCGGCGGGGGCGGTAGGTTTGCTGGAGAGTGCCGCTACCGGTGCCTCTGCGCTGCTGCCAGAGGACATGGAGAAATCCGCCCGGGAAAAAATTAAGAGTGTTGCCACTGCGGCTAAATCGCCGTTCACTGCGGCTCCGGGGTACGAAGAGGGAATTCCGCGCAAACTAGGCGAAGCCGTTGGCTCAACCGGACCGTTCTTTGTTGCGGGGCCGCTAGGCATAGCGGGTAGGGTTGGCGCAACTGCGCTGGGTGTTGGCGCTGGGGCCGGGGAAGCTCGGGTTCGTGCGGAAGAGGGCAAGGCAGAGACTGGGGATCGCGGGACTGCAACAGCGTTTGGTGCCGTGGTTGGCGCTACTGAAATGCTACCCGTGTTCTCGTTCATCAAGAACCTTGGCAAACCCCTAACTGACGGGATTACTAGCCAAATCCGTCGCGCTTTTGCAACAGGGGGTGCAGAGGCAGCGCAGGAGGCCGCCGCACAAGCCGCCCAGAACCTGATTGCCAAAGGTATCTACAAACCCGAGCAGGCCATCATTGAGGGTACTGGCGAAGCTGCGGCCTACGGTGGCGCTACTGGTGCGTTAATCCAAGGGCTTACCGATATGGCACTGGGCCGACGCGCAAAGGGCGCAGCCACTACAACCCAGCCTCCCGTGCAAGAGCCCCCGGCTCAAGAACCGATCCCCGTACCTCCGACGCCGCTTGCGGAGCGCCCGTACCCAGAGCTTGCCAAAGAAGTTGCTCGTATCTCGGCGCTGGCTGATACCAAAGATGCGACCCCAGAGGAGATGGGCCAGCTTAAAGCCATTCGGGCTGAGTTGCAACGGCGGGGGGTTGCGGAGGTTGAGGGTCAACGTGCAGCGGTAACAGCGGACAAAGAGGGGGCCGAGAAGTTCCCCGGGCTTGCAGGGGAAACCCCTACCCAGATGGAGATACGTGGTGCAATCCCTGAAGGCCCCTTGCCGCCCGAGACTGATCTTTTTGGGAACCCCGTACTGCCGAAGGCGGCACAACCTGAAGGTCTTGCGGACGTTATTGGGGCTGAATTGCCTGCGACCAGCGAGGTTATGCGGGATGCGGGCCTAGCACCCACTACATCAGAGCTTGAGGCTGCGGGGCAGCAACGCCTACCGTTACGACGCAGCCCAGCGGGCCAGCCAACAACCGCGCCGCCAGCAGCCGCCCCGACCCCACCCCCGGCACCACCCCCGGCACCACCCCCGGCACCACCCCCGGCACCACCCGCCCCGGCTAAACCCGGCGCAATTACGGCAACGGAAGTAAAGCAGTTTGGCACTATGTCAAAGGTTAACCGCCAGTGGTTAGTTGACAACGTAGAAGGTAAGACGCCTGATGAAGTGCGGGCTATGGTTGAGGCTGACCCTACCATCCTGACTCGTGTACCCGGCGTTGCCAAAGCGGTTAGAGAGATCATTGCCCAAGCTACGCCCAAGGAGGCCCCAAGTGTCCCATCGTCCGCCCCAACTCCCGCCGTTCCTCCGGTTCAGCCACGATCTGAGCCCCGAGGAAGTGAGCCAAGCGTGGGAGTTCCTGTACAACCTACCGGAGCCGACACAGTTGCACCCGGAGCCACCGGAACCCCCAGAGGAGTTACACCACCTGTCAGCCGTGGACTGGTTCCTCCTAAACAACCTGCTGCACCGGGAGTTGAACCTGCGGGACAGCCAGCCCCAGCACTGACAGCCGAGACTGCGGTTTCCGAATTACAAGCCTTGGTTAATACCGCAGGCACTGCGCTTGCTAAGAAACGTGCGGCAGTTACCGCGTTGGCTGCGCTCCAAGACCCCAAGTTAAACGAAACCGCAGAGGATAAAGCGGGTAATCTTCGGCTTGCTGCTGGTGTTCTTGGTCGAACGATAGCGCCCGCTGCCCCGGTAGTAGCAAAACCACCCAAGCCCGCTAAACCCGCAGCTACTCCGCCAGCCCCAGCCGGGGGTATGTTTGGGCAACTCGTTAAGCCCGGGGCTACTAATATTGTTGAGGACGAAGCACCGCCGCCAGCAACGCCTGCTAAACCTGCAAGCCCCTTTGCTGTATCTGGTCCGTCTATTGGAGCCCAGTTAGCGCCTACTAGCGAGGAAACTAAAGCCGCTGCCGCCGTGGCACAAAAGCCCGCTAAACCTGCCGCACCGTCCACGATCAGCACCACACCCCCAGCACAGGAAGCTGCAAAGCCAACCGAGCCTAAGAAGCCACGCGCTCCAAAAACCGTTAAGCCTGCGGAAGCCGCCAAGCCTACCGGCCCACGCACGGAGCTAGAAACTGTTGATGCAATCAACGGCAGAAACTTGCTAGAAGTAGCCCAGTGGGGGGCTGCAAACTTTACCAGCCCAGACTTCCGTTTGATTGCGCAACGCGTTGCCGATACCTTGCAGATACTCAAGAACGTCGGTCTGCAAATTGGAAACATCACCGTTACGGACCCGGGCAACCGCATGACAAGCGGCGCACGGGGGGCAACCCACTATTCGTATAACCGCGTGGGGGCAAAAGCCTCTACTGTCAGCATCATGCTGAACCATCCTGACAACGGAGCGCAGTCGGGTACGTCGGACACTACGATTCTGCATGAGCTAATTCATGCAGCAACCGTTGGCGCAACGCGAGTTGGAAACTTGCAACGGGCGCAGGGGACCAGAGTTAGCAAAGCGGTTACTGCACTATACGATGTGGGCAACGCAGTGACTGCGCATATTGAAGCCAAACAAGCTGCGGGGAAAACGCTTTCTAAGATTGAGCAAACGCTCCTTACAAATTACCGGCGCAATGTCGATGAAGTTCTTGCATGGACGCTCACTGACCGGGACACGCAAGCCTACATGGAAACTGTGCCGTACAAAGGCACAAACGCATGGGACAAGTTTGTTACCCTAGTCCGCGATATGCTGGGCTTAACCCCCAAGGCGGACACTGCCCTTAGCGAGATTCTGCGTATCGGCGGGGAGCTAACTTCCTTGACCGAAGCTGACCTTAAAGATGCGATGAAGGTAACCGGAAGGCAGTTCTCGCTATCCCCCACATCCGAAGCGCTTATTGCAGGTTCTGGTGCCGTAGACCCGGTGGAAGTAGGTGCGCTCAAGCGCATGATAAATATTGCCAAGGCCGACCCGGGGGTTAGCTACGTCACAAAGGTCCGCACGCAATTAGCTGACATTGGCGCAACGATTGAGTCTAGGTTGACCGCGCAGTTCGACGGTGCGGTAAAAGATGCACTGGGAAACCTCAACCCAATGGGCCTGTACCGGCAAGCACAGGACTACACCAAGATGCTGCTGGAGTTCTTTCAGCAAGGCTCACTCATGAAGAACCCAGCTACGGGGCTGTGGGAAGTGTCCAAGGTAAAGGGCGTGCGGCCCCCTGCGGAGGTGTACAAGCTAATCGACGATTGGGGCAAGTCAAACGGGTGGACTCGTGAGGAAGCTACCCAGAAAGCCAGTCGTATCTTGGAAGCTGTGCGTCTTGACGGTCTGCGGACTGCTAACAATACGCAGGGTGCCTCGTTCACGTTGCACAAGATTGACGAGTCCTCGCCGCTCTCCATAGACCAGCAGATCAACGCATTGCTGGCGGACTACCGTGCAGACCCGGCGCTCAAAGAAATGAACAAGCTGATGGACGAGTCGCGCAATGCCTTGGTAGATCACTTGGTTACCGTGGGGCGACTTACTCCCGATCAAGGTAAAGATTGGAAAGACGTAATTGGCTACGTGCCGTTTGACCGCCTGAGCCCGGAGTCACTAGAGAAGTTCAGCAAGATCAAGCGCGTCAGCGGCAAGGGGCTGGCACAGGTGGGCAAACTGCCAGAACTCAAAGGCACCACACGCCTTGCCGTCGGCAACGTGTTCAACAGCTACATTGACACGATGGGCTGGATGGTTGGGCAGGTAATCAAGACCGATGGCACGGTGCAGACCCTCCGTAGTCTGGAGAAGGTTACTGCGGCTAAAGCCCTTGGGCTATCCACTCAAAACGAACCCAACGTGGTTGGGATGTACGTCGATGGGGTTATGAACTACTGGAGCCTGCCGTCCAAATACGATGTGATGGCGTTCAAAGACTTGAACCCACCCAAAGCTGGTTGGCTGCTGCAAATGGGCGCGTTCTCAAACGTGCTTCGCAAAACTATCACCGCACTTCCGCCGTTTGCACTGAAGCAGGTAACCGACGACGTTCAGCGGGCTATCATGACCTCCGGTGTGCGGAACCCCGGGGCGTTGCTACGCATGACGTTGACTAACTTCCCCAAGCTGGCCCTTGCAGAGCTACGCGGTATCCAGCACCCCACGGTGCGAGAGTTTGGTGCGCTTGGGCTCACAGGCGAGTATGACTTTCAATCGGGTAAGCCCGCTATGTCGCTGCTGAAGGATATGGGAATCGTTAAGCGCGGTAAGTTTGAAACGCTCTTGCATCGGCTTGACGGGGTTACCCGGGCGTCTGACTTGGCGGTACGCAAGGCCATCTATGACCAGACCTTGAAAGAGGGCGGCGACAAGCTGTTGGCGCAAACCCGGGCACGAGAGTTCATCAACTTCCGCAGGCGCGGAGCCAGTGAGTTTGTCGGGGCGATGGTTACCACCATCCCGTTCTTTAACGCGTACATTCAAGGTATGGATGTGCTGTACCGGGCTGCTTCTGGCAAGGACTCTAGTTCTTCCGTGGGCCGCGCACAGGCTCGCCAAATGTTCTGGGGGCGTGCGGCTATTGTGACAATGCTAAGTTCGCTCTATGCGCTTGGCAAAGATGACGAGGATGAAGACTATAAGAATATGGACTTGCGAACTCGGGACAGCAACTGGATTTTGCCGGGTGGGTACAAGCTCCCGGTTCCGGGCGAGTTGGGTGCCATCTTCAAGGTAATTCCGGAGCGTGTTGTTGAGTACATGCGTCGGCAAGGCACCCCAGAGGAGCAGGAAGCGTTCGAGGCGGTGCGGACTACCCTGACTTACATGTTCGAGCAGTATCTGGGCCGTGCCGTGCCAGTGCCACAAGCAATCAAACCTGTTCTGGAAGCGTGGGCTAATAAGTCGTTTCTTACGGGACGTCCGTTAGAAGGCTTTCACCAGCGGATGATGGACCCTAGTATGCGGGTTACGGATCAGACTTCGGAGCTTGCCAAAGCCATTGCAAACTTCAGCCGCGACGAGATAAAAGTCGAAATCTCCCCCATCATGATTGACAACGCGTTGCGTGGGTACTTTGGATCAACGGCAGCGTTGCTGACGGCTATGACTGACAGTTTGCTAAACCCCACACGAGTAGACCGCCCCCTGCATAAATGGGCGCTGCTAAGTACCTACCTGTACGACCCGGTGGGCACGCGCTTGATGACGGAGTTCTACGAAGAGCGCGAGAAGCTGGGCAAGGCAAACAACACGCTTAACCAGCTTGCAAAAACCGATATGGATCGGGCGGAGAAATACGCGGAAACTCATCGGGACGAGCTAGTGTTTGAGTCCGCTATCAACTCGACGCTGGAGCAGCTTGAACGCACCCGGGCGTACCGCACGTTCTTAAACAGCCCAGACGGGGCTAAAGAGATGCCTACTGAGGAACGGGAAGCCGCTTTGAAAGAAATCAAGCAGTACGAAACTGAGATGGTAAAGTGGCTGCGAGAAGCCAAAACGGAGTACGCTAAGTCCAAACCCTACCTTGTCCCAATCTAAGCTATGCGCCAAACCCGCACACCGTAGAACCCAAATTCACAACGGTTGTGGGCGCGTAGCGTCATGAGAAAATACTTCTCGGCTTTGCGCAAACGCTTGGCTACCTCGGTGGCGCTTGCGGTGGTTTTGAGGAAGAACGAGTGCCCCGGCATAAGGCGCTCCCACTGAATAAAGTATGGCACTCCGTAGATGTTGAGGTGCCGTATCTCGTCAGGTACTCGGCGTGCCATTGGCTGTGAATGCGTCGTTATCTACGCCTACTACGGCACCGTCGATGCAGTAACAGCGGACCCCCATAGACTCAAAGCTGCCTACCGCACCAGCCCCAATCCGCTTCGTCACCGCTGCCCCGTTGTGCTTCAAAATACTCCTGCTGGTAAGCTCCTTGATCGCCAGTTGGAAGTCCACTTGCCGAGACACAAAGACATCGCGCAGCGCCGACGCTGGTATCCATAGCTCCCGGGTATCAGGCTCGTACCGAATACGAAGCGGGCCGTGGGGCATCTTGATCGGAGCATGTGGAATCCCATTGAGCTTGAGGCCGTTGATGACCAGCGCGTTGTTCATGTTCTCGTTGATGTACGTAGTCAGGGTTTCCTGTGCAGCAAGCTCTGTGTCTGCCGCAGGTTGCACCACGTTGCGGCGGATGTCCCCAATGGTGCCTAGTGCGTACTGATAGACCCGCTGCACGTTAATGCTATGCAGGCCAAGCCGAGCCGCAATGGTGCCTGCTGCAAAGGCACAGGCCAGCACGATAGAGTAGAACCGGTCTGACTGATCCAAAGCTAAATCACGGTCTAGCTTTCGTTGAATCTTCCTCGCCAAGGCTTCCACTTCGGGCAGGTTCTTTAGTACGTACTGCATGAACACCGGGCCTGCAACACCGTAGTTACTAGCAAGAGCGCCAAACACCGCATCAGATTCCTGCTTCGTAACCTCCACCGGGCGGGTGATGCGTAGCTCAATGAGGCGGCGTAGCTCCCCGTCGGATGTACTCTTAAGTCGGCGCAGTTTGTCGTACAGCGATGAGTTGCTAGACATGATTACAAAGGTAGCCCATGACACTACGTTTGCCCGCAGCTTGTTACTGCTGGCTTCCATACGGTGCTTGCCCCGCCCTTGCGGGATGTCATAAATCATCTCGGACAACTCATCGTCATCCAGATTTGTTACCTCATCCATCGTCGCCGCTATGCTGTTGAGCATCCCCATCCACTGTACCTTGGACATGGTGGTGTCAGACTTCTTCATAAGCAATTCGCTAGGGTGCCCGAAGATCGAGTTCACCACCATCTGTGCGGTAGTCTTCCCTGTGCCTGACTTGTTGGACATCAGGTTTATTGCTGCACCACGTACTTCCACGCCCCCAATCAACCGCAGGAGCGGAGCCCCGAAGCCAAAGAACACGGCGAGCGCGTGGGCTTCCATCCCAGCACGGTCATAAAAGTTGACCATCTTCGACCATTCGGTCAGGTTGCCTTTCGGCACCATCATGGGGGCCATGAGCTTCGTGCTGCTTGAGGCCGGGGCGAGCCGCGCACCGTGCGCTGTGTACTCAAGCTCGCCAACAACAAACCCCGAGTTGTCTGGGGTCCAGCCCATCTGACTGCGCGTGCGGTCAGAGGCAAACATTTTTTGCAAGTTACGGATAGAAGATGCGAAGTACGCCATGATGAGGTCCAAGTCTTTGTTGATTGCGATTACGCCGTGCCGCAGGAGCGAGTCCCGCATCTTTTCTTTTGTGAGCAACGTAGCTACGGGGGCCACGATGCGCCGAATGCCGTCGTGCGGAGTGTGCAAGTTAACCCCAACCATCTCGCCGTCACCTTCCCCCTGCTCGTTAACGTCGTAGAACCGCGATGTCAAGTACAGGTCGTGCTTGTAGATTTCAAGCTCAATGGGGTCGCCATCCGCGTCTTTCGCTTTGAGGTACACCCCGCCGTGGATGCCACGAAAATACGGAAACGGGTAAGCCGGGATAGATACCTGCACGGTCTGGGGAACCGCAGCCACTGAGTTGTCGGCCTCTAGTTGCTGCTCAACTACGTACGCATCCCCGACGATCTGCGCCTCCTCCATCTTGCGCCCGATAGCAATAGGGCTAGTGCAACGTTGGGTACAGCCTGTGCAAAGAGCGCTGTAATTGGCTCTGTACCAATCGCAAGTGAACGGACCGGCTGTTGCTTCAGCCTTCTGCAACGTGTTCTCAAAAGTGTAGTCAGGGTGCGCCCGTGACAACGTGTGGATGGAAGTCTCGGCGTCGGTACAGCGCCATGCAATAGACAGAGCAGCCCGCCACAAGGGCTCTTCCAAGGTAGCCGCGTTCTGCACGGCGTTGGCGATCTGCGCACACCCCTTACCCTTGAGACTCTTGCGGACGATACGGGAGAACTCCGTGGGTGGGAAGTCGCCCCCCGCCAGCGCCCGGGTCATGTCGTCTGTGCCGTACTCGCGGGCTACGCTAAAGTCCATCTCCATCGAGACAGGCAGCAGGCTAATAAGAACCGCAAGGTCAGACACAACGCCATCCGTCATTACCTGCACGGGCAAGGGCGGGTCTTGCTTAAAGTTACCCGTGTCCACCATGCGCAGGATACGAGCCGCATCAGCGGTTACCGACGGGTCAATCTGAAGGCGGTGTTCTCCGCAAAGCTGCTTGAACCTGCGGGCCAGTGGTCGCCATGTTGTGAGATTCAGCACCTCGTGGAACGGCCAGTATGCGTGTAACCCGCGCCCTGAGTTGACAACGAACGGCTCTGGTAGCTTGGTAGCTTGCAGGAACACACGTAAGGCAGCAGCACCTGCCGCTTGGTCTGCGTAGGGTTTACCCGCACCGCAGTCAATGTCCACAAAGAAGGACTTAAATTCTTTAGCGTTCTCAGCCTTACGGCCTAGCGCCGGGTCAACGTAGCTTGCTACTGCAAAGTACGCATCGAGTCCTTGCTGGTATAGGATATCGCCGTGGGCGATAAGGTCCGCAAGGGTAGTGTGGAAACTTGGAACTATCTTGCCGGGGGAGATACCAACCGCGCAATAGGGACCGTTTGGAGGAAGGACGGCTGTATAGAAGGAGTAATTCACGAGTCCTCACGGGCGGAAATTACGGGGAATAAGGTGGGGCAGCGGCCCGTGTTCCGCTTTGTCGGGGAGGGATCAATTCCCCCAAGCCCCGGACCGAGACTATACCCGGTCTTTCTCGTACTCTTCGAGTATTTCTGTGAGCATGTCGGTAAAGCTGGGCTTCGGCTTAAAGACCCCAGTGAACCACCAATACACGGTTTGCCGCGTCACGTTACACCGAGTGGCAACTGTAGATACAGGTACACCCTTTGCAACGCATACTCGGCCTAGCCGCACCCCCAACAACTTAGGGTCTGCGGCCTCGATGGCTTTCACTAGGGCGTATGAATAGCCCCGTGCATCACTCATCGTCTGAGCCCCACTCGTCTAACACTGCGGCAACATCCTTGGTTGGGGCCACTACAGGGTCAGGCTTCTTGGCGGTACGCTTGATCGGCGGAGCAGCTTCGGCGGGAGCTTCCTCTGCGACGGGCTTTGCGAATGCAGCGGGGAGTGCGGGGACTGACTGCTCTTTCGGAGGGGCCAGCTTGAACTCGATGGCTTGCGTCGCGTCATCCGACGCACCCTGCGCCCGTGCGGCAGCAAGCTCATCACGAGTCAACGGGCGCACTGCACGGAACTTCAAGACTGCCACAGAGGCCGACGTATCGAACCGGGCTTCAGTAACGATACCGGACAGCGGGACACCGTGGCCCGACAGAAAACGCGCATAGGCTTGCATGGGCATCTTGTCCCCTTCGGCTTTGCCAAAGAGCGATGTAGCCGGTAACTGCAACCGGTACACGTTACCGCTGAGGTCGTTCTCCAACACCACAGCAAACCGCTGGTTGAAGCGGCACGCCCGGGATTCGCCAACTTGACCGGACCCAGCGATGTTCTGGGGGCAGGTAGCACACGACGCGCTTTGCGGGGCCACACTGGCTGGGTCTGGAACCTTGCCGTTGCCAGAAGCGCAGAGAGGGCTAGAGGCTTCGCCCTTCACGTATTGGCCTTCGTAGTAAGCACGGGCCACATCAGCCGCAGCGTTGACAAACACCATGTTCATGGCGCGGTCTTCGTTCTTGGCAATTTCGTCGCCGCCTACGATCATGCGGAACACGCCGCCTTCCGTAGAGATAGACTTGCCAGCGGAGCCGCCAGCAAGGCGTTTGGTCATTTCATCAGGCTCCGAGCGCAGGTAGTCGGGGAGCGTAGCACCAGATTTAAAAAGTGTGAGTTCGGACATATAAGTGGGTAAGTTTCTAACGGTTAGATGGGATGAGGGTACGGGACGGGGTTTACTTCGTGGCTCTCCTTACGGTGATGGAATATTTGGAATCTACGTTAAGACCTTCAGGCAGCAGCCCGGGGTTCTCTTGCAGGAATGTCTTCATGTTGAGTTGGGCTACACGGCGCTCCAGCAGTTCAACGGCATCATGGTCTTTGATGAAACGATACATGGAGTCCCAGTCGGTCGTCCAGTAGCGGGTCTTTACAGTGCGCGTGAATGAGCCGTGGGCAGTCTTGCCGCCGTCTTGCCCGGTTGTCTTGCAAATATCCAAAAGCTCATGTTCGACAAGCGCCATCTTCTCTTCAAGCTCAAGCACTTTAGCGTCATGTTCCGCCACCATATGCGCTTTGGCGTCGCGCATTTTGATGTAAACCCTGACGAGCTTGTCGGCGTCGATTATTTTTTCAGTCATGTTTGTTTCCTTAGTTGGTTGGAGTCTTTATTATACACAGTCAATTACCAGAGTCAAGCTATTTCTTGTTTATAAAGGTCTACCAGCCCTTGATGTAAGTCGATCTTCCCGTCGAGCAGGGCGTATATGCGGGCTTCCACCGGGCTCCCTTGCAGTCGCACGACGGTGACTTTGTTGGTCTGCCCCGCACGGTGAGCGCGAGAGTTGCCTTGGATGTACAGTTCTGCGGATGGCACAGGCCCCCACCACACTACGGTGTCTGCCCGGGTAAGGGTAATCCCATGTGCAGCGGCTTGCGGAATCAGTAGGATAACTTTGGGATCGTCCTCCGTCTGAAACTGCTTGATGGACTCAGAGCGTTGCGAAGCGGGTGTACCGCCGTGGATTGACCGGAACGACACACTAGCCTTGGCTAACTGCTGCTCCAGCATCTCCAGCGCGTGCCTGAAGGGAACAAACACAATGACCTTGTGCGCGGTCTGGTCGATTACGTCAAGGAGTTCGTTAACCCGGTTGCTGACATCGAACTCAACGACATCCCGGTCTGTTGTGTACGCACACCCCGCGCTCACTTGGAGTAGCTTGTTGAGTAACCCTGCGGCGTTGACCGCCGTAATCTCCGCGCCTGCGGCCTGTGCAATCATCGACTTTTTGATTACGTCATAGTAGTGTTTTTGTTGTTTGGTCAGCGGTACATCCCGAGTGGTGTACAGCATGTCGGGCAAGTCTAAGCACTCCTCTTTGGTAAACCGGATAGCGGGTTGCAGCACGCGGTAGACCGTATCCTGAGCCGTACGTTTTGCAGCCCATTTGAACTGCGTGACTTTGTACATCACCATGTCGCGGAACGCCCCTGCAAAGCGAGGCACTGACCCGGGGTTCACGAGCTTGGCAAGACCATAGGCATCTACCGGTGACTGCGATGCGGGCGTGCCCGTCATAAGCCAAAGCCGCGTAGCGGGAGAGACAAGCGTGTTTAGCGCTTTCCAGCGGTCCGTGCCAGTAGACTTGATGGCCGATGCCTCATCCACGATAACAAGGTCAAACTTAGCGGCTTCCAACTCGGCGCGGACAACCTTCACACCATCAAAGTTGATGACGACAAACTCGTAGTCCCCGTCAATGATCTTGATGCGCCTGTCGCGGGAGCCTGTGGCAATAGCCACCGTGCGGTGCATAACCGTTTTGAACAAGTCAGACCGCCATGCAGTGTCCATGATAGACACCGGGCATACGATTAACACCCGGCGAATTTCCCCATGCCGCATGAGGTAGTCCGCAGCCCACGCTGCTGCGCTTGTTTTGCCTGTCCCCGCCTCCGATAGCACAAGGCACTTGGGATGCGTTGCCAAGAACGCGGCTGTCTCTCGCTGATGCGAAAACGGGGTATAGACCCCGGGCCACTTGTACCTGCCCGTGATGGGGTGCGGTACGTCCTTGATCTGAAGGTTACGAAGCAGCTTGGCTTCGTTGTGCCCCCAATTTACGATGATCTTTGCTTGGTCGCCCTTGCGGGCAATGACCTTGCTTTTGGGTATCAGGGCGGTGATCTGGTCCGCCTTTCGTGTCACAAACTGCAAGGCCCGGTTGTCAATTATTTCCACGGGTTTCCTTCCACAGACGAAAAAAGCACGGTAGGGTGAACTACCGTGCGAACCAACTTGAACTAACAGCAACCAAAAACACCAGCCTTCGCTAGTGCGGGAATCTTACCCTACTTTGCGGCTTCCCGTTTGCTTGTTTGCGACTTCATCGCGCCCGCTTTGGTACGGGCAAAACTTCGATTTGCAGCCCGAGAAGCTGCCTGCAAGTTGCCTACCTTGGACGAGCCCCCCTTGGATAGGGCCTTCTTGTGGTCTACGTCCACATTATCTGGCAGGGTGCCGTTGGTTTTCTCGTAAGCCCGCCGCGCCTTATGCCGCTCGGATTGAGCCGCAAGTTGCTTCGGGGTGCCTTGGTACTTTTTGTATTCTTCGGCGTAGTTGCGGGGCATGTCTAACTCCTACTTGTGGTGTTCGCACGTAGTGACGGGGCAGAACCCGCACAGGCCGCTAGGCCGCGCATTCCAAACCCCACCGTCAAGCGCGGACTCAATCATACTCGCGTGGCCCGCCCACTTGGAGAAAATCTCTGGTAGCTGCGCCCGGGTGTACTCGGCCTTCACGACATCGTTCGCAACGACGAACAGCAGTGCCCCCTTGACGATATTAACCTTGGGGTAGTGCGACATTACCATCGCGGCCATAAGCTCAAGCTGCTCTGTATCTGCAAACCGACTCGACTTGCCTGTCTTGTAATCCCCAACCCGAGCGATACCCTTAGCGTGGTTAAGCGCTAGGTAGTCTGGGACACCCCGGAACCATACGTCCTTTGCAAAGAACTCGCAGGGCGAGAAGTCCCGGCGAATGCCGAGCTTGAGTTCGCACTTGAGTTCACCTGCAACTTTGGCAAGAGGCTCCACGAAACGCTCGTAGTGCTTAAGATTTTCTGGAAGTAGGGTTCCGTTTTGGATGTAGAGTTCAAAGGCTTTGTGTACACGCTCTCCGTAGAGCGTTGCTTCCGTTGGTGACGATTTAAAATGCTTGAGGATGCGAACCTCGTGATACCTCCGCTGACATCCAAGGTAGTCTTTAATAGAGCTATATGAATGTGCAAGTGCCATAGGTTTTTTCTGCGTTGAGTGGGCACTGATTGTACTTGTTAGCAGTCCCCATAAGAATACCCGACGCCCGACTCGCAAGCTAGTGGCAACCCCGTTGCCCACTTTGGATTCCATGACATGCACTCCTCGACATAGGCTTGCGCCTCTTTGGATTCTGATTCTTTGGCGATGATGGCAGCCGCGTCATGCACGGTCAGCACCACCTTGTAGCGCTTGGCTATACGCAGCATCTGCTCTGCGACAACGCACCGGGCAACGGCTTGGCAGAAGTTCTCCACAACCTTGCCGCCGTAGATGTACACCGGAACGCCCTTGGACATGTAACGCCACTGGTTCTTCTCCTCGCCCTCTACGGTCTTCATGACCACCCGCATCAACTCAGGGTACTGGATGAACAACCCGCTTGGCAGCGTAAGCCCCTTGCCCGGTACGACGTTGATGATGCCCGGTTCACCCACCCGCATGGCATTGCCCATAGCCAGCGCCCGCAGTGCAGCGTCGCCTTGCTTCCACAACAGGGGGATGTTTGGGTACGTAGCGCGGTACTTGTCCACGATGCGCTTGGCCTCTTCCTCGGATACGTCCACCGTGGCTTGCATCTTCAGGAACGCCCGCAGCTTCTTATGCCCGACGCCGTAGCCCGCCCCAAGAATCACGGTCTTGCCTACCTGCCGCTGTGCGCGTGTGACTTCCTCAATCGGGGTGCCGTAGATAGAGCTTGCCATGATCTTGTAGACATCTTGCTTCTTTGCAAACGCTTCTATCAAGTCATGCTGCCCAGCCAGCCACGCCAGCACCCGCGCTTCAATCTGCGAGGAGTCGCAGTCAATGACAACGTAGCCCGGGGGTGCCTTCATAGCCCGCTTAATCTTGCCTGCGTTAGCCCCACGCGCCGGTAAATTCTGGAGGTTCACAGAGTCTTGCCCTGACCAACGCCCTGAGTGTGCGCCGTAGTACCGCAGGGGAATAGGCATGGCCCCTCGGTCTGCCATA